GCTACGTAACAGGGCTTCATTAGCTGGACCTACTGATGGCTACGCTAATACTTTCCAGGTTCAAAATGGAGTAGGAGTTAGTGAGCGAGATATCATAATGTCTACACCTTCCAAAGACTCAAAGTTGCATCCTGCATCAGTACTCGCTGTAATGAATTATCAAGAGATCGCTCAAGTGACATTGATAAATCAGAAACAGGAGGTACGCGCAATGTACCCTTTGGTCAAGAAGTATTTCACGATTGTTTCCCGTGATAACTTCAGGAAGAAGACGTTTGACAAGATCAAGAGTGTAGATGCACCCCCTGTTCAAAGTCAATTACGATACAACGACCCTTTGGTCGTGCTCACTGGCTCTGTTCTCCTTATTGGATGTATATACATGTTGTACGTGTATTTAGCACCAACTAAAACCGAGAAAGTAGAGCTTGAGTCGGTCGTAACAACAGTTCGCGATAGATCGAGAATAACACCACAACCAGTGGTGTTAGAATCGACGATCGCGTCTGTCAAAGACCGAGTCAGTGGAACCGCAAAACCTGTGGTTCTAGAGTCAACGGTAGCTTCGGTTAAAGATGTGCGAACTAGAACTGCCCCTTCGGTAGTTTTGGAAGCAGCATCTCAACAGGAAGTGCCAAGCGATGATGATATATTAGTATCATCAACTATAACGAGCGTTGAACGCTCGCAGTTATCTGGAACTTTCTCGCAAGAGGGAGAACCAGGCCTGGTGCCTTTACCACTACCACTCACGCTTTCGCAGATAGACGAATTCGATTTGAGCAAGTACTCGGATTGTGATAAAACTAGAGATACAATTATAACTAGGTATCACACAAATTTCGAGATACAGTCAATTGAAGACGAACAAGCGCGAAGCGTGATCACTGCTAGTATGGACAGCATGGTGGAATTGCGACTGCTATTAGATGACGGGCGTACAGCTCGTATCAATGGCTTGTTAGTGCAAGGACACGATTGCGTGTTACCACACCATTTCTTTGAGAGATATGGTACTAAAGATGGTACACCATTTACAGTGACAGTAGCTGGAAAAGAGTTCCAACAGGTGTTTGAGTCCGATAGATCTATTCGCATAGGCGAAAGAGATCTTCAGGTATATAGGTTTTCTGCACGCGTTATGCAAGGTAGAAACCTACTTGGTCATATAGCCACCGAGTTTGATCACCAGCGGTTCTTACCGTGTAAAGGCTCACTTATATGTCACTCCAATTCAGGGGGACGTATATTGATGAGAATGTTTAATCCTGAAAGGATTATACGTAATACACGATCTGTCGTATACGATTACGGTAGTTGTAAGAACTTCCTGCGCGGGTATCAATACTGCGCGTCAACTAGGGAAGGCGATTGCGGAGGTGTATTGTACAGATACACAAGTCAATCGACCAAAAAGATCATTGGTATGCATGTTGGCGGACTTGCAGGGGGAAGTGTGGCTTTTTCTGAAGTACTCGTTAGAGAACAGATAGAAAGAGCTATGCTTGTCCTTGATGGTCGCCATGGAGCGTTCAGAATGCAATCCTTGACGGAAGTCATAGAACGCATGTATACCGAGGGTTTACTTGAAGATGGTGTTCCACGGAACACCATATTAGATTTATCGCCTAGACTCCAAGCTGTTGGAACTCTACCTAGGCAATATACGAAACCTGCTTCACGGGCTTCTAAAATTGTGCCAACTAAGTTGTTCCCGTGCTTCGAAGCACGTGT